CTCTTGATGCTGAATACGGTTCATGGAAATCTTCCAGATATCCCGGAGCACCAACATTGATACAAAGCGGAAGATTGTTTCAATCAGTTTCCAAACTAGAAGCCAGCAAAATAGACAATATGCATGCTTCTTTTGGAACAAACGTTGAAATAGCAAAATTTCATCAGTATGGAACATATAGTATGCCTAAGAGGGAAATTATTTTTGAACCACCAATGTTTGCCATAAAATTGGCAGAAAAAATTGGCGACTATATTGAAAAAGAAGCAAAATAATGAATGTTATGTTTGGGGCGTACTACCCCAAAAACTATGTCAATGAATATCTTCAACAAGACATACCCGTCAGGATAGTTTCCTATAGAAACGAGTGGGGTCTTGATGATGTTCAGTTACCTTCACCTGTTTCGTATTTTGTTTATGAACCAATTGCCTTGGATAGTTGGCCAACCATAATTACGGTTGTTATGTCAACCAACTCTATTACCAGAATAGGGTACAATTCATCTAATCCTCTTTACAGAGTTTCATACGCAATGCGTACATATGTCTGGGTTAAAACGGAGCAGTCTGAACCAGCAACCTCAATGAGGGACAGACTAACAACGGTAGTCAGGTCGGCGTTATTGGATTATCCGTGCCTCAATGCTGTTGACCCAAACAACTACTTCAAAGCCGAAATTGATGAGTCAACCATGCAGGAACAATTTTCAGACCTCACCCTCTTGAAGGGGGACAGGGTTCTTGCTGGTGCATATTTATCATATACCCTTAACATGGATGAAACTATCGAAAGACCTGATAGGGGAGTATTTACGGAAAAAGAACTCATCTATCAGCATCTTTCTTTTTTGCCTGACTGAATAATGTACAATACTCAGATAACTACTAGGAGTTTTCTATGCCTCACGAACATAAATTGACAAAGATAAAAGAAGGCGTTTCTTTTGAATGTGACGCTGACTTTTTGGTTCTTGAAAACACCAGCCTTGCTACGGTAGATGTGGGTCGTGTAAGCCTTTATCCAGGTAACCAAGCATGGTATTGCGGGTCGGATGAAAGAGTGGAAAGAGCAATTAAGGATAACAGGTTAACAGTTGTTGAAAATAAGGAGGGTAAAACAAAAATGAAAAAAGTTATTACCGTCGTTAACAAGGAAAAACTATTAGAAGAAACTTCGGTGACAGTTGCAGAGACTGAGGCTAAAGAATCTGTACAATTGAGTTCATCCGAAGAAACAATTGCATCTTTAGATGAGCAATAGAAAATAACGGAGAGAGGTCCCATGCCAGGAATAACAGTAACAACAGCAGTAAGAACAGGTCCATCAAGCGAAACTGTTCGCGAGTCTTCTCAGGCTTTTTTTGTCGGCCTTGCAGAAAAGGGAACGGCTGCTCAGGCAGTCTTGGTTCAAAACCTTTCTGAGTTTGAAGAGAAGTTTGGAGGATACCAAACATACGCGTATCTTCATCCAACAGTTCAGGCATTTTTTGAAGAAGGTGGAACCCAGTGCTACATCGCAAGAGTAGTCGGACCTAGTGCAACGACAGGAACTCGCACCCTGGCCACATCAGCCGCAGCAAACGCAATTACGCTCACCGCTAACGGTGCTGGTGCTTGGTCAGCCAACCTGAAGACAACCGTAGTTGCAGGAACCGGAGCAGCAAGTACTAAAAGAAATATTCAGTTCCGCTACAATGACGAACTAGTTTATTCAACCGGACTTAAATCAACAAATCTTGAGTTGGTAAATGCAATCAACTCCAGCCTTGTCGCTGCCAATTACGCAACTGCAGTTAAAGTCAGCGATACAATCATTGCTGTTTCCGCAGCAACGGCGTTTTCTACCGGTTCTGACAACAGAACCGACAACAGTGTTGATGAAACCTATCAAGCATTTATTGACGCTCTTGAAAAGTTTAGCGAATCACTTGGGCCTGGAGCAGTTTCTTGTCCAGAGACACGTTGGATTAATGCCGACCTATTGACTCATGCAAATACCTACAACAGAATCGCTATTCTCCATTCAGCCGATGATGATACTGTTGCTGAGATAAAAACAGCAGCAGCAGACCTTACCGGTGAAGATGGTGCAGAGCACGCAGCAATGTACTATCCGTGGGTCTATGCTCCTACCGACGTAAATGGTGTCAATAGACTTATTCCACCAGATGGCTTCGTTGCTGGGGCAAGAGCAAAGGCTCACAACACTGTTGGTCCACATCAGCCAGGAGCAGGTCTTCTTTCTTCTGCTAACTTCGTAAACGGAGTAGCGACAGATATTGGTGGCACTGTTGGAAACGACCTTGACGATAACAACGTAAACGCAATTAGAATTATTGCAAACTCGGTTAGAGTTTATGGTGCTCGTTCTTTATCTACAGATACTGATAATTTCCGTTACTTGTCAGTTCAGGACACTGTTAACACCGTGGTTCATCAGGCTGGAAGAGCAATGGAAGACCTTCTGTTTGCACCAATCGATAGTCGCAACGCCCTGTTTGTTAGCATCCACAGCATCTTGACCGGAATTTGTTCTACTCTTGCCAACGCAGGTTCTCTGTATGTTGGAAGAAATGCCAACGGAACAGTAACAGACCCTGGATATAGCGTAAAATGCGACAATTCAAACAACTCGGCAGCACAAATTGCCGAAGGTAAAATTAGTGCACAAATTGGACTTAGAGTTTCGCCTATCGGTGACAAAATCAACGTCACAATTATCAAATCAAACCTCACTGGCTCAGTGACATCGTAAAACTGGAGAAAAAATGAAGTTATCACAGAGACAAATCGTCGCAGGAATTGCTCCGGTTGACACAACCACTACATCAAATCATCCTAAATTCGATAGTTTTTACTTTGCTCAGGTTTCTGGTGGAGAAGTAACAGCATCTGTAGAAAAAATTTACCTTGGCGGAAAGAATTTTCCAGAAGTACTGTGTGCTCCAGCGGAAATTGGCGACATAACTTTAACTGCGCATTTTGATGATGCAGTCGGCGGCATGGACGAAAAATTGGCCAAACTAAGAGAATTGGTTGGTCAGGCGTACTACAACATCACTGTCTCAACCCTTGACTGTGGAATCAAAGTTACGGGTTCGTCAAGACTTTACAACAATTCTCTTCTTGTTGGATTAACAGAACCTGACGGTGACGCTTCTTCTGGAGCGCCGGCAACGTTTGCTTTAACATTCTCTGTTCAAACCGTTACAGCAGGCGTCCGCGTCACTGCTTAAATAAAAATTTATATACCACTATTCGCGTAGTAGCGTTTATAGTGTGCTAACGTTCTGGTTATGACAGATAATAACTCTCTTTATTCAGAACCAGTAGAAGCAAAAAAGGCTGAACCCAAAAGGGTTTCAACCGCTTCCTCAAAGGTAGAACCAAACCTTCTTGAACGCCTCAAGGAAACAATTAACAAAAAAGTTGAACGTCCTGTTGTTCGCCTTGAAGTCCCAGAACGTCCAGGCGTTTCTTTAAGAATCAGCCCAAACATCACACAGCATCAATTGAAGCAGTGGAGAAAGCAATCGGGAGAAGACACAAAGCAGGGTCTTGATTCAATTAAGTTTTCTTGTTACGTTATTGGTCAAACAACCGTAGGTGTTTGTGTTGACGGAGAAGAAGTTGTGGACGAAGACGGATACGAGTTGAATTTTGCATCTTCTCAGATTCTTGAAATGACAGATACGGTTAGACCAATTCCTGAAGCAGTTCGTGCATTCTTTGGTGTTGACCCTCACCTTGAAGCCGCCGCTCTTGCAATTCTTGACGCCGCTGGATACTCAGATACGGTTGATACATCGGACCCTACGATGGAGTCTTCGACGAGTTAGTCCAAGAGCCTCTAGTCGTTTCTGCTGCGCGGCTAGGCGAACTGTTTGGAACTGACCCAATTAGAATCCTGGAATGCACAGAGGTTGAATGGATGATACGTCTTGCCTGTGCTAAAGTTATATCGAACGATAAAGAGGAACAGGAAAGACGGAACAAGTCCGTTTAAGGTGTCTAGTTTTATACTATATTAAGGTGACTTCATGGCTGAGGCTAAGACAGAGATAGTAATTGATGTCGACTACAGAGGCCGCCTTGCCACTCGTCGTGCCATACGTGATATAGCAGCAGTAGACCGAGCAGCAAAAAAAAGTGCTACTACTTTTGCATCGACAACAAGTAATCCAAAAACAAAAGATGGTATTACTGGAGACAAGTATTGGGCGAGACTTCAAAAGCAAGTAACGCAATTTGATAAAGCCATATCAACAATGGGCAAGATGGGCCTCAAGGCTATGGCTCTTGGTTTTAAGTCTTCTGCGGCATCAATGATTTTAATGGCAGCAGGAATGCTGGCAGTTCATGCAGCCTTTGTTTTAGGAAACGCATCCATGAAGATTGCAAGGTCACTTATGGGGCCACTGGCGGCAGGAATGGTTACGGTCGTTGCTGCAGCCGCATCGGCAGCCGCGGCAATTCGTGAACAGCAAGCGGCAATGTACGCATACAAAACAACTACCAAGGGTGAATTTGGTTCTGGTTTGAATCAAACACGTCAGGTAATGCGGGCACTACATTCAGATACTTATCTTGCTGTTGCCGGAGCAGAAAATTTGAACAAAGCCTATGCCGCCGTATCTAAAAACTCAACATTTACCATGGGAAGCCAGAACCTATTAAAGGGACTGATGGATTTTGCATCAGCAGGTCAACCGCTTGAGCAGGGTGTTCAAAAAGCAGGAGAATTAATTGCACTGCTTCAGGATTCAAAAAAATCTTTTGCAGAATCAAAAACCGCCGCTGAAGGATTATTTGGTGGCGGTAAAGAAATGAAGAAGGCTTTTAAGGAATTAAAAATTACAACCAAAAAAGGTCTTGAAGAGGCAATTAAAAACGGAAAACTTGCTTCTGCTGCTGGGGTCTCTGGTCAATTTGACGCAGTATCAGGAACTTTAATAAATCGACTAAAAGGTTATTTTAATTTACTTAAGGGTCAATTTGCTGATTTGGGTGAACCATTTTTAGAACCAATAAAACAAGCAGCGTTTGAAATATTTAATATCTTAAGAAAAGGTTTTGTAAAAATAGGTGCATCAACTCAGGCCTTTGGAACAGGACCAATGCTTGAAACTCTTGTTTCTTTGGTAGATAAAGTTGTCACCAAGGGGGCAGACTTTGTTAATAAAAACTTAAAATCGACAGAAGGCCTTTTTGACAGACTCGGTAACTGGTGGGGTAATTTTAAAGATACTTGGGATTCCGTATTAGACAAACTAAGACCCTTAATACAAGGCGCACGAGTTATTGAAAAAATGTTTGGCGAAGTATGGAAACATGTTAAAAATATTTTTAGTGGTAAATTTGGAGATTTTAATAAATTTTTGATTGCTAACGAAGAAACGATAAAAGATTTTGGTAATACAATTGGTCAATTTTTAACTGACATATTTGGTTTATTGGGAGAATTTAATAAAATTACTCAAAGACTGCTTCCATTTATTAACGACCTTGTAAAAGGACTATCATCAATTGTTAGGTCCCTTACAACTGTAATGAAACTTCTTAACGGTCTTGGCGGTGGTCAGGCTGGTGCTCTTGCAATGCTTTTTGGAATGCGCGGCATGAATCAAAAAATGGCCGGTCATCAGGGTGGATTTAAACAAATCATGGCTACTGCTGGTCAGTCGCCAAGCAAAAAAAATGCTCCGACTACTCCAACTTCTCCTACCGTAGTAACAGGACCACCAACCGGAAGGCTGGGGGAAACACACGGAGACCCGCCAGGTCCCCCTACCCCACCCATAGTAGGAAC